AGGAATCGGGGTTCAACAAAAAGGCACTGGGCGATTCATCCACCTAGACGACTGGGATAATAACAGGCCAACGGTCTGGAGTTACTAAATGAAAACGACCATTGAAGCCCATAAAACTGAATTTGGCATCGAGCCCAAGCACGAGATTGAAGTCGTCTGCTCTCATTGCAAGGACCCGGTCAGCGCCCTTGAAGAATCCACTGGCGTCTGCACCAATTGCGGACAGCCTTGGGCGCCTCAGCAAAATATCTCTATTTGGGTGACCACGCTCCCCGCAGCAGGAGCCAAGACCTGGGGCTCACAGTAAATGGGTTACTTTCGCCTCGCCCTTAAGCCAGGAATCGACAAGCAAAATACTGAGTATGGTGCAGAGGGCGGCTGGATTGATGGTGACTTTATTCGTTTCCGGTACGGCCTGCCTGAGAAGATGGGTGGTTGGACGAGCTTCAATGGATCTTTGTCCACGTCCATAGCGATTTCAAACTCTTGTTTTATTGGGCAGATCAGTGACATCAAAACCTGGAACGCCCTCGATGGCTCGCCGTACTTGGCCGTGGGCACCACCCGCAAGCTCTACGTCTACAACGGCGGCCAGTACTTTGACATCACGCCAATTCGAGCAACCACGGCCGCTGGCGATGTAACCTTCGCTGCTACAACCGGTAGCAATATTCTGACGGTCACCGACACCAATCACGGTGCGATAGTCGGGGACTTTGTGAAATTCAGTGGTGCGGTCTCGTTAGGGGGCGTCATCACGGCGGCGATACTCAACTCTGAGTATGAAATTTTGAATGTTGTCAACGCCAATAGCTACACCATCCAAGCGCCAGTCAATGCCAACAGCTCTGACTCAGGGAACGGTGGCGGTGCTGTCGTGGGCCAATATCAGATTAACGTGGGAACGGAAGTCAGCGTCTTTGACTTTGGCTGGGGAGCAGGAACCTGGGGTTTATTTACCTGGGGTACTCCTCGCCCATCAGGTATTTCTACCCTTAGCACGAGGATCTGGCAGCTTGATACGTTTGGCGAGGACTTGATTGCTCAGGTGTGCAATGGCGCCATTTACAACTGGGACTTGAGCGCTGGTACGGGAGTCAGGGCAGTGGCGATTTCCGGGGCACCAACCAAGAACATGTACGCACTGGTCTCAACACCAGACAGGCATCTTGTCTGTTTTGGAACGGAGTCCGTGATTGGAACTTCAAGCACCCAGGACCCGATGTTTGTTCGGTTTTCCAACCAGGAGGACATCAACACCTTTGTTGAGTCTGCAACGAACACGGCCGGTGGACAACGGCTCACGGACGGAAGTGCGATTGTTTCGGCGATCAGGTCACGTGGTCAGATTTTGATCTTCACGGATACTTCAATCCATGGCATGCAGTATGTGGGGCCGCCGTACACCTTCGGCTTTCAACAGCTGGGCGCCAATTGCGGTTGTATTGGCCCGCATGCGGCGGTGGACGTCAATGGCTTGGCATTTTGGATGGGCACTGAAGCGTTTTATGTTTTTGACGGTACGGTCAAGAAGATGCCTTGCACGGTGCAGGACTATGTCTTTAAGGACATCAATCTCATCCAAGGGTCCAAGGTCAACGCTGGGGTCAACTCTCAGTTCAACGAGGTGACGTGGTTTTATTGCTCGTTCACAAGTGACTTTGTGGACCGGTTTGTGAGCTACAACTACCTTGAAAATGTCTGGTCCGTGGGCAGTTTAGCTCGAACCGCCTGGAGTGATATTGGCACGTTTGAGAAGCCTATTGCCTCGGAGTTCAGTGATACCAGCACGGCCGCGACAATTAGCACGATTTATGGGCTCACGGCGGGTAGGAGCTTTTTGTACAACCAAGAAGACGGATTTAATGCCGACGGATCACCGATCTTGGCCTACATTCAGTCAGGCTACTTTGACATTGGTGATGGCGACAGCATGATTTTCATGAAGCGTTTCATCCCAGACTTCAAGCAGCAGCAGGGCAACTTGGAGGTGCAGTTGAGGTTGCGTCCTTATCCGCAGGCGACTGCCGTGCCGAGCTCTTTGGACCCTTATTTGGTAACTCCGACCACACAAAAGGTGGACACCAGGGCGCGTGGACGGCAGATCTCGCTTCGGATTGAGAGCGACGAGCTCGACACGAACTGGCGCTATGGGACGTTGCGGGTAGATATCCAGCCTGATGGGTTGCGATGAGCAAGATATTTAATGTTCGCCTGCCTAATGCTGCGCCTGCACAGTACAGCCCGCAGCAATTTGACCAGCTGGTGCGTTCGCTAGAGCAGATTGTCCTGCAGCTCAACAGCACTTACATATCAACTGTTGCCGATGATATTTCAGCAGCAAGAACTTATTATGAAGCGGGAGGCCAAGGGGGGCCGTTGGATGGGACAGAGAGTTTTTCTCTTCCCTATGGTGCTTTCATTGATCGCACGACGCAAACAGCTACAGTTATTAATACCGCCTATGCGTTGCCTTTAGAGGTACAACAACTTTCCAACGGCGTGTACAGAGACGCAAGCAACACTTCTCGTGTATATGTAGATGTTCCGGGTGTATATAACATTCAGTTTTCTGCACAACTTCAAAAAACTTCCGGTGGCGCAGCGACTGCTTTTATTTGGTTCAGGGTCAATGGACAAAACATCGGGGCTTCCGCAACAAAGATCACGGTCCAAGGATCTTCGGCCGCTGCGGTGCCAGCATGGAATTTTTTACTAGATTTAGACGCTGGGGACTATTTTGAACTGATGTGGGCAGTCACAAATACGGGGTTGGTGTTGTTGGCAGAAGCTGCTACGGCCTTTTGTCCTTCAATCCCGTCATTAATTTTAACGGTGACTTATGTATCTTCAATAAGTGAAATTGGCCCCAGCGTCAGTTTCATCCCTGCGGGGGTGTCTGGCACTGGTCGAATTGGAACGGTTAGCGTAGCGGTGTGATATGGCAAACAAGTACGAACGATCCCGGCTTATACCGGCGCAAAATACCACTACCACTCTTTATACAGTGCCTGCTGCAACGGCGACCATCTGTCGGTCGCTGAGGATTACCAACACAGCGGCTGTTAGGGCGGAGGTAAGCATGACTCAGGTAGACAGTGGCGCTGTTACGACCATAACGCTTTTGGATCAGCATATTGTGCCGCCGCAAAGTGAGTATGACGCCTTAAACGGGGTGCCCTTGCACTTAGAAGCAGGGGACGTTCTGTCAGTCCGGTCCACGGCCTCCAACACCAATTTTTACCTGTCCTACCTAGAGATAGACAGGAACTAAGGATGGACAAAACTCAGTGATTTACAGCATAATATTGCCCATATTCGCGTCCTTTCCCGACGCGCGGGCGAAGTCGGCCCACCGGCAAACTTGGAAAGGATAGCAATGGAAGAGCAAGGAATTATGTCTCTGGGGGGCATGGGAGCCCCAGCCCCGGTCAACCAAAAGCCGCTTTTTGACCCAGCCTCTTCGGCTGCGTTTGAGGCGGCTCGTCAACAGATCGACCCCAGGGAGCTTGGCGATGAGCTCCTGAGCGCCGCGGAGGACACGGATCCTGCTGCAGTGCAAGAATTCAAGAATGCATTGCAAAGCATGCAATTGCCCCCCGAGGTCATTGACGCTCTTGGCCAAATGGTCGATGCGGTCCTTGCTGAGCCACAGAATTATCAGGAAATCCGGGCCGAGTTCATCAAAGAGGGTGTGCCTGAGGAGCTTCTGCCTCTTCAGTTTGATGCTGCCTACTTCGGTGCCATGAATATGGCCCTGGATCAGATGTCCGGCTCGATGGAGCCCATGGGCGTGCAGCGTTTTGCTGAGGGCGGGATTGTTGCTCTTAACCCCATCGCTCAGATTTTGGCTGACCAAGGCCGAAACGGCGACCGGATGCTGGCTCACATTACTCCTGCCGAGGCACGAATGCTTCGTCGCAGAGGCGGTTCTGGGACAATCAATCCCGTCACTGGCCTGCCTGAGTTCTTTTTCAAGTCTGTTGCAAAGGCCGTGGGTGGAGCGTTTAAATCA